CTGCAATTGATTCTCTAACGCTCATCTAAAAACCTCGTGAACTTCTCGCCTAGTTCTTTATTTTCAGCACGACTAAAGCCAAAGAACGGTCTGGTTCTGTTATTGCCTTTAATCTTGTTCTGCTCTACGTTTCTAGTAAATGAAATCACAGCCCTTTTGTTGTTAGCTTTTGCTCTAATTGCACCTAACATCTGACCAGTGAAATCAAGGTTTGGAAGAACCCCTTTTCCGCTTCTTGACCTAACGCCAAAGTAACCATCATTAGAGCCTTTCTTGCTGTATTCTCCAAACTTGCCACCTTCGAACCCCATGCCCTTTTCAGTACGCTCTAAGATCGTAATAATCCCAACCTCTGCGGTTTTAGATAAGGCGCGTTTTACTTGTGCCTGTACCGACTTGCGCATCTTCTTAGGGATGTCTTTGAAATTCTTAGGCTTAATATTGACCTTTACTGCTAGGCTCATCTGACTAGGCGACCATCGTTGATGGGCGTTCTTTCTGCTTCATCCACTGTTCCGTCATCGTTAGCGTCGTAAGACACCCCATCTTTGAAACAAGCTTCAAGCTCTTCGTTATAACGTGACTTGTAAAAATCAATCATTCCCTGAAAGCGATCACCATCGACCCAGTTTGTAAGCTGGGGCAGTGCGTACTTCCAAAGAACTAAATATGAATTGGCGCGAGTCCATTGCGAATCTGTAAGCAAAGCTGGCTTCAACTCGCCACTGTACCCACGTTGATCCCACCACACAGCGCGGATATGTCGTTCTATATCGGCTTGGGCTTTTGCGTGTTCTCC